CATTGATCTGTATAAGAAGTTCACCTATACCAATCAGGAATCCTACAAGCTGGATCATATTGCCTATGTGGAATTGGGAACTCACAAGCTGGATTACTCTGAGTATGGTTCACTTCATACACTATACAAAGAGAACTTCGAGTTGTTCATCGAGTACAATGCCAAGGATATTGATATCATCATTGCGCTCGAAGACAAGATGAAGCTGATTGAATTGGCAATCACGATGGCCTATGATGCCAAGGTGAACTTCGAGGACGTGTTCTCTCAGGTTCGTATGTGGGATGTTATCATCTATAATGCTCTGTTGAAGAACAAGACTGTTATTCCGTGTCGTAAAGAATCTGATAAGACTTCTATCGAAGGTGCCTTTGTCAAAGATCCCAATGCCGGATTCTATAACTGGGTAGTCAGTTTCGATCTCACATCTCTATATCCTATGCTGATTCAGCAGTACAACATCTCACCCGAGACTTTGTTGGATGAACATCACCAGGTGACTGTGGATGCCTTGGTAGAGAAGAAACTAGATCTAAGTTTTCTTGAGGGTAGTATGGCTGCGAATGGCCATATGTTCTCAAAGGACAAGCAGGGATTTCTTCCTGCTCTGATGGGCTGGATGTTTGATCAGCGTAAACAATATAAGAAACTTCAGATCGACACAGAGAAAGAGTTGGAATTAAAGAGAGATTCTCTTACAGAATCAGAACTCAAAGAATACACCAACAAGATCTCCAAGTATAAGAACCTTCAGATGGCCAAGAAGATCTGTCTCAATTCGGCATACGGTATGCTGGGTAATGCCTATGCTCGATGGTATGATGTGCGTATTGCCGAGGCCATCACAAAGTCAGGTCAGCTAAGTATCCGCTGGATCGAACGCAAGTTGAATGAATATCTCAACCGACTACTAAAAACTCAAGATAAGGACTACATCATTGCAGTTGATACAGACTCAGTATATATTGATTTTGATCCTATTTGTAATAAGTTTCTCGCTGGTAAGACTAAACAAGAAACCATAACCATGATCGATAAGATCTGCGAAGAACAGATCGGTCCCTTCATCGATAAATCATATAACGAACTTGCATCATATATGAATGCGTATGAGAACAAGATGTATATGAAACGAGAGAGTATTGCTGACCGTGGGATCTGGACAGCCAAGAAGAGATATATTCTCCACGTACACGACTCCGAAGGTATTCGATATGCAGAACCCAAGCTGAAGATCATGGGGATTGAGGCGGTCAAATCTTCTACTCCGGGTTCCTGTAGGTCTCGAATCAAGGAGGCTTTGAAGATCATCATGACCCAGCAGGAGTCTGATCTGATTGAGTTCGTGGCTCAGTTCAAGAAAGATTTCTTTACAATGACTCCAGAAGAGATTGCATTTCATCGTGGAGTAAATTGTCTTGATAAGTATAAAGACAAAACCAATGTCTTCAAGAAGGGAACTCCTATTCATGTCCGAGGGTCGTTACTATACAACAAACTTCTGAAGACTCATAAGTTGTCCGGAGAGTACTCGGAGATCCATGAGGGTGAGAAGATCAAGTTTGTGTATCTGAAGGAACCAAATATTCTTCATCAGGATATTATTTCATTCTCTTCGGTGTTACCCAAGCAGTTCAACTTACACGATTCTGTGGACTATGCGAAACAATTCGAGAAGACCTTCCTCGATCCCCTGTCATTGATTCTAGATGCGATTAACTGGAACTGGGAAAAGAAATCAAGTCTTGATTCATTATTTGACTAAGACTAAAAAATAAGGTATAATATATATATGAGCCTACTACAAAAATTAATCAGTAATTCTACTATCAAGGAAACTTCTTCTCTGGGGTCATCTAAGATGTTTGAGAACATCGTACAGATTCCCACTCAGGTTCCTGCAATCAACGTTGCGATGTCCGGGAAATTAGATGGAGGATTTACCGGAGGACTCACAATATTTGCTGGTCCGAGTAAACACTTCAAGACCTCCTTTGCTCTGCTTCTTGCCAAGGCATATCTGGATAAGTATAAGGATTCGATCATTCTGTTCTATGATTCAGAGTTCGGAGCACCTGCTCAATACTTCGCAAACTTTGGTATTGATATCAATACTCAGGTAGTGCATACTCCTATCAAAGATATTGAAGAACTCAAACTAGATCTGGTCAAACAGTTATCTGGCTTGACCAAAACTGACAAGGTTATTATTGTAGTTGACTCTGTGGGTAATCTTGCTTCGAAGAAAGAAGCCGACGATGCTGCCGAGGGTAAGTCTGTGGGCGATATGTCCAGAGCCAAGGCAATGAAGTCTCTGTTCCGTATCGTGACTCCTCACATCAAGATGAAGGATATTCCTTTTGTTGTGATCAATCATACATATAAAGAGATCGGGCTGTATCCCAAGGACATTGTTTCTGGTGGGACTGGTATCTATTATTCGGCAGACAATATCTATATCATTGGTCGTCAGCAGGAAAAGGAAGGAACTCAGGTCGTAGGATATAACTTCATTATCAATGTGGAGAAGTCTCGATTCGTGAAAGAGAAGTCTAAGATTGCCATTGAATTCAATTCAGAGTTTGGTATCTCGCAGTGGTCTGGTCTACTTGACATGGCACTGGAGTCTGGTCATGTTACCAAGCCTAGTAATGGTTGGTATGTGCGTGGCACACAAGACAAGAAGTATCGTGAGGACGGCACCAACACCCGAGAGTTCTGGGAACCTATTCTACTTGATGTAACCTTTCAGGACTTCGTCAAGAATAAATACTCGTTGAATTCAAAGGTTATGTCGTATGACCAAGGGGACCTGAATGAAGAAGACTAAGAATGTGATTGCCGAAGTATCTGATATGGATGAAGTAGAGTATGCATTGATGCCCACGATTCTGATGCCTGATCTGAAATGTAGTTACTTCTTGGGTAAGACAGAGGGTGAAGAGTCCAAGATCATGGTTAAGGTTGAGGAGGGAAGACTAAAGAATATTGTCGTCTCTCTTCGAAACTTCGAGATGTGTGAAGATTCTATGTTGACCTTTGATTATCAGATCGAATATAATCCTTATAAGAATATTCCTGGAGTCAAAGCATTAGAGACTTTCCTCAAGAAGTGCGTAGAAAAGATCATATCTGATTCTGTTAAAACAATTATTGATGGTGAGAAACAAAAGGAAGATGATGAAGATAGAGACTCTGATCCTAAAGAATCTGGTAAGAAATGAATCGTTCTGTAGAGCAACTCTTCCATACATAAAGCCCGAATACTTCTCCGACAAGATCGAGAAGGCAATCTTCCGTAAGATCATTCAGTTCGTAGATACCTACAACGAACAACCAACCATAGAATCAATCAAGGTAATCCTGGGCGAGACTAACTATCTCGCTCAGGAAGATGTTGATGCTGCAATAACTCTGCTTGAGATGTATTCAGAAGAGGAAGAGTCGGCCAACTATGAATGGATGATCAACAAGACAGAAGAGTTCTGTAAGGAAAAGGCAATTCATAATGCAGTGCTCGAATCTATTTCGATCATTGCCGATGATAAGTCCAACAAGAAAGACAAGAAGGACAAGGGAGTTATTCCTGATCTACTCAAGGATGCTCTTTCTATCTCATTCGATCCCCGAGTTGGTCATGACTATAACGAGGATGCTGAGGCACGGTATGACTTCTATCATCGTCAGGAAGAGAAGATTCCTTTTGACATTGATATGTTGAATGTGGTAACCTGTGGAGGATTTCCCAAGAAGACTCTTAATATTATTATGGCAGGAGTCAATGCTGGTAAGTCACTTGCGATGTGTCACTTTGCAACATCCAATCTGATGATGGGAAGAAATGTTCTTTACATCACAATGGAAATGGCCGAGGAGAAGATCGCCGAACGTATTGATGCGAACCTTTTGGATATCTCTCTGGATAATCTGAAGCTGGTGTCCAAGGCTCAGTATATGAATCTGATTACCAAGGCTCAGGCCAAGGCACCAGGTAAGTTGATTGTCAAAGAGTATCCGACTTCATCTGCCAATGTCAATCACTTCCGTCATCTGCTCAATGAACTTGAACTCAAGAAGAAGTTTGTTCCTGATATTATCTACATCGACTATCTGAATATCTGTTCTTCTTCTCGGGTCAAGATGTCCAACACAGTGAATTCATATATACTTGTAAAGAGTATTGCCGAAGAGATTCGTGGTCTTGCAGTCGAGTTCAATGTTCCTATTGTCTCGGCAACTCAGCTGACTCGTGGTGGATCAGCATCATCTGATGTGTCGATGACAGATACTTCAGAAAGTTTCGGACTGCCAGCCACTGCCGACTTTATGTTGGCTCTTATCAATACCGAAGAGATGCAACGACTGGGTCAATTATTGATGAAGCAACTCAAGAATCGTTATGGTGATGTTACCAAGAACCAGAAGTTTGCTGTGGGTATTGATCGAGGTAAGATGAGACTGTATGATATCGGAACTGCTGCATTGGATATCGAAGCAGAGCCGGAACCAGAAGAAGAGTTCAAAGAGTACTCTGGTAAGAAGCTACTGAGGGAGAAATTCTCCAACTTTAATTTTTAATATGGCTTGTCTTCTCATTCAAAATAAGGTATAATAATAGTATGGCTATCAAACAAATCTATCTCACAGAACAAGTTCCTGCGGATCATCTTCTAGGAACGTTCCTTGATGATTCTCATTATGATACTCTTATAGCAGAGGACTGTGATATCTACAAGCCTATCTACAGGAAGAAAGGAGACACTGCCAATGATGGTGAACAGAATCTTCTTCTGAAGTTCCGTCGGAATGTATTCTCTCCGGAGCTTGTTAAGTGTGCATATGGTGGGTTGAAAGAAGCAGCCCAGGCTTCTCAGAACAGAGGTATTGCGGCAGGACCCAGAACTGAGAAGTCCACAGGCCGTGACTGGGTAACACTTATTCAGGAGAAGCTGCTTGATGTGTTATCAGGAACTGCATCAACTATTGATTCTTCTGATCCTATCCAGGATGTCTATGATAAGTATGAAAGTGACTCCAGCCAGGTCGGACCTCGAGGTTCAGTTTGGATGACTCAAAAACGACCTACAGGCTTTGACTGTAATGAGTGGGTGCATAAAACAAAGAAACTTAGTGCCGCCGAAAGAACCAAAGAGGTCGAACAAGTTTATGATTGGATTTCAGATACTTCTTATGCCAATCCTGTCAACTCAGGAATTGCTGGGTACTTTGATCGGTATCCTAGGATTCCTTATTGTAGAACGACGGCATACACTGCAGCAAATACCCAGAGCTTTGAGTCTGCCATTCCGTTTATTGAAGCAGTATCTGATCAGTTCAAGGCACTGATTCCTGGAAGATATGAAGCCCAGAAAGAAGCAATGGCTCATCTGGATTCCAGCTTCAGAGTAGGTAACTCCGTATATACTACCATCACTGTGAACAAGACATATAGAACTGCGGCTCATCGAGATGCCGGGGATCTTGCAGAAGGTTTTGGTAATCTTACCTGTACCTGGGATGGAGTTCGTGGCTGGGAAGGAGCATATCTTGTATTCCCTGCATTCCGGTGTGCCGTCAATGTAAGACCTGGTGATATGCTGGCGATGGATGTACACGAGATTCATGGCAATACTCCTATTCATTCTGAGAATGGAGACCACGAACGAATCTCTATTGTATGTTATATGCGTGAGAAGATGGCTAACTGTAAGAGCAAGGCATATGAAGAAGCCAGATACCGATTTGTTGAGACTCGCAGACTAGATAAGACTCGCAGTGAATGGTTCGACAAGTGGAATGGAGTTTCTACTGGCATGTGGGACACCGATGAATGGTATAAGTTCCTTCTTGATAATGGCCTACACGAATATGCAAATGCTATGAATACCAAGAAGGCTGTGAATGCTGGATTGGATATTTAATGTGTGCCATTCTTGGAGGAAGTTACAGGTGTCTTACTGCAGATGACATTCAGAGTATATGCCGACTCTTTGAACACTCTCAGATAAGAGGCAAGCATGCCACAGGGATTAGCTATTGTGATGGAGATTCGATCACAACCATCAAGTATCCAATCCCTGGTAAGGAATTCATCAATAGTATTGACCTGAATCCTTTCATCGGTAAGGAGTTTGCCTTTATTGGTCACTGCAGATATTCCACTAGTGATCTAGAATACAATCAACCAATTGCTGATGATGATCTGGCCATAGTACACAATGGAGTGATCACTCAGGAACCTTTTGAAACCTGGCAGGGAGAATTCACCACCAAGAATGATTCTGAGTTTGTGTTCAAGTCTCATAAGACAGGCTCGAATCCTATTCTAGATTTCCCTGATGCCTCTTTGGCAGTGTGTGGATTGACCAAGAATGACATATTCTTCTATCGAAATGGCAAACGTCCTTTACATTACTGTTTGATAAATGATAACTTGATTATTTCATCAACATATGATATAATAGTAAGGTCGGGTATTTGTGTCTCAGGCGATATATCAAAAGCTGTGCCAGGCTTTACTTATTCTTTTGATAGATGTAAACTGGATCTCAAAGAACTGCAGGAAATGAAGGAGTATATCGATGCCATATAATGTGAAAGATTTCACCTGGGGTTATGAGATTGAGTGGGGAGATATTGATCGTCGCCTAACAGTTCCTGCTGAACTTGGTAAGTGGGAATATGCAGAAACTGATATTGTTAATCTGCAAGAACCGTATACATATGTTG